GTTGCTCCAGGACCAGGCTTAGGTAAGAATATATCCTCACTAAGATCAACATTATAGAAATGTTCTCTACAACATTGGCGCGCATAATTAAGAATGAAATATGTTTCACTTTCAAACCAATCTATGTTCGCTAATCCCTTATCAACCTCTACAAAATCAGTAAATTGCTTTCTGAGTACGGCGTCAGGGTATTCGCCCTTCAGTTTTTTGAAGGCGGTACAGATCGAATAGACTATGTCGAACGATTTGGACCTGACGGTTTGACTCGAACTCTCAATTGCTAAATAGATTAGTCGGCCTAGTAGGCACGGGTAACCTTTTCCCTTTTTCAGTTTGAATTGTGGAAAGTTAGCCTCACCGGTCTCCAGTAATTCTAAAAAATTGGACATCAGTGTAGGGAGAGTAGTTGTAGCAAAACTTAGTCCCTCTTTCTCAAGTCGCGATGTAATGCGATGCGAGTCACGAGTGGCGTCAGTAAAGCCATACGAGCCTTTCAGTAGTGCTTGAGCGTCTTTGATCAAACATTGGTAATATGCCGTTACAAATGGCAATGTGTTCGATTCAAAGAGTTGTCTGTTTTTCCGCTCAAGCGTGAGTTTGCTCATACGTCGTTTTTTAGGCGACGCTTTCTTGCTTTGGCTTTTCAGTCTCCGTTGTTTTTTCACGCGAGTCTCCAGCCAAGGATCGAAAGTTCACTGTGTTAAAGAATCACGCCAATGCGATTATGCAAATAGATATGCAGATCACCGCTATTGTCACACAGAATATCGTGAGGCATCTTTGCAGTGGTGTCATATTAGACCTGCCGCAAAGTTGGCATGAAATGATGCATCAGCCATACAAGCTCCGTTAAGTTTGCTTTGTGCAATAACGGATGCAGCCGCGTGCAGAGGATCGTAAATCACCGTAGTGTTACAGGTGATCGGGCGAAGAACGCCCGCAGAAGTTGCGACCCATCTCTGCGACTGCAGCAAAGAGCGCTTCAAAGTCTTAGACGTAACATCATGTTTGATGCGAATCTTAGACTGAGATTCAATTGTCGCCGCTGGTTCAATATACTCTCCCACAATTGATCGTGGGTCGGGCATTTGACCGCGGAAGACGAATGTATGTGCAACACCATCGTTAAATACAAGTGCAGTGAATAGACCCATGGTCTTGTTCTCCTATATAGATAAATAGTTAACGTCATAAAAGACGCCGCGAAATGCGGAT